GGCTTTGTAATACTCAGACTCTTTAAATTCGGGGAACGAATCTATTTTGTCAAGAAAATGATTGATGATAAGGTCGAGCTGATCGAAACCATTTCGCCTGAAGATCTGTTTCAGGTCTTCCTCCTGATAACGATAGAGAGAATCGGTATTTTCTCCGGCAACCCGGGCAAATCCTCCGGAAAGCAGGAGTGTATTCAGGAGTGTGAAATTCTCATACACAGTGATGTTTGCAACTGCTTTCCGGCACATTCCGATTTCATCGGGGAACGTTGTCTGATCTTTTGCGATCCGGTTGAACAGCTTGGTCCCAAGCAGAGCGATTATATATGTGTTTTCCGTAGCCAGTAAAAGATTTTGAATCCGGCTACAGTCGTAGGATGATGCAATCTGAATGTAGTCCTTCAGTTCATCAATTAGCTGATCTGGGTTTTCTGAGAATAACATTATGCCAGGTTTTTAGTGGTCCCTGATCCTGAATCGAGGGTTGTTAATATTGTATTCCGGAAGCGTAGCTGTATGTCTTTTACTCCGTTGAACTCCAGCATTGCTTCGATGGGATCGAGCAGGTTCTGCCGATCGAGCCAGGCCATGGCGATGTTTACCAGAAAGGCTTCGCGGATATTGCTTCCGCCCTGATTTCCGGCATATGTGCCACCGGGCATTCCGGCACCCAACACATTCGGATTGACCATCAACGAAAACAGGATTTCGCTGTTTGCAGCTGCTGAAGTGACCAGTTTGTCGTCGGCTTTGTATTTGTTATCGAGAGGTTCGATAATCCACTGCTCTTCAGGCCTTCCGTTGTTTCCGATCGTGTAATGGGTGAAAATGGCTTTGTTTGCGTTCTTTGTATCTGTCAGGCTTTCTTCGATAGCGTCCATTTCTTCCTGAATCTTTTGCCGCCGTTCTTCCGGATTTTTGTAGTCTTTTTCCGGATACCGTTTGTCCCAGTACGCATAAGGTATCTTTATATGCCAGGTCCAACTGATTTGATTTTCATAGGCTTTGTCCAGGAAAGCAGGGATTTTATTGGCTATACTTATCCATCCGGCTAATTTGGCAGCCCACCAGGCAGGCATAGGATAAATGTCGCTGCTGTCCCACTCGTCGCGGAGCGGATAGATGTAACTTCTTCCGGCAATTTTTCCGGCGTAGCGGATACGCTCGAGGTCGGCCAGGGGATCGTAGTTATCGAGGACTGGATAAACTTCGATATTTTGGGGATTAGAGATATCCGGCCATTCTCCGGAGACAATGCAGTTTTCAATTATGCCGTTACGCGGCTTTGTCAAACGGCAATGCAGGGCGTTGATGGCATTTATCCCAACGATCTGATTCCCTGCTATATTTGGGATCAGCTGTGGAAAGGATATCCCGAATTTCAGGATATCCCGGTAGGCATTTGCAAGATAACGCCGGACTGTCCGGGACTGAAGGAAATTAATAACCTGAGAATCATTAATGACTTCTAACAGCTCATTGCCTTTTGCGTCATATCCGGCAACTTTACAAGGAAAAACGCCTTGCCCCATGACAACCCGGTGCAGGAATTTAAGTCCGGTGCTGAGAACTCCGGTTTGCCCGATTATTGTTGCTGCTTTTTGTGGGAAATCGTTGGAAGTGGTCCAGGCGCAACATTCGTAGTTCCCTACTTTTACCGAATCTTCTACTTTTTCGGTTTGTACGGAGGATTTGACCGTTTCGGGTGCGCCGGTGGTAGAAGCGAAGAATTTTTCACCGTAGGCCATTAATGGGGTACCATTTCCGGAGGTAAGCAGCTTAACACTCATAACACGACCTCCTTTCCGTTAAAACGAATGATCCGGTCAATCCCTACCGGAGTGGGATGGCCGGTTGAGTTACCGTTTTTATCAACGGGAAGTACTCCCCTGTAACGGTTTGCTGTCATGTCCATGTTCAGACCGCAACAGACCGCACGCGGGATAAATACCCGTTCGCCGTTTAGTTTATCGAAAGTAATACTAAAAACTTCCTGTTCCCCGGTTCTCGGGTTTGTTTTAACGTCCATTTCCTGAAGAACAGTTTTTCGCCGAATCGTTGCCATTGTTCAAATCTTTTCGGCGAAAATAGGAGGGAAGGAAAGGAGAAAAAAGGACAAAAAAAACGGAGCTGCTTGCTCCGCTTTTCTAAACAGTATCAAATACTCTTTCGGCTTTTTTCCAATCGTCCGGAGGAGTAAATCCGCAGTCGTTTATTACTT